TTCAAATATGCGAAAGAAATGGAATGTGGAATTTGCATCATCCTTATCTCCATCAAAGTTAGTTATATTCATCTCATTACTTAAATGATTCCAACAATCGTGTGGTACGCCTGTCTTCATATCATATATTAAAAACTTTAACTGTAGGAAAAGATCGTAGGGATCTTCGTTTAGATCAGAAGCATATGACTCAAGCCTTTGCCATCTTCCTACTCCTGAGTTCCATTGAGCAATTCCTCTAGAGTCTTCTGAGCCAGCCGACACAGCTTTAGGATCAAAGTTGCTTTCTATCTCTAGGTTACCGCAAACACCAGCCGCTGATTTTATTGGAAGGCCATTACTAATCAAAAAGTCCATAACTAAAACTCTCAACTGTTTTATTTCAGCACTACCATTTTGATACATCTGACGTTGTTGTTCAGATACTGTGACACCTTCTTTACCAATGTTTTTAGAATCAAGAAGATTTACTCTGCCAGATTCAGCCGCCGCTTGTATTTGTGATGAAGAGGGCTGTTCTATATGACTCATAGAACCAATTATCATAGGATTTTGAGAAGCTTTACCATCCAAGAAGACCCCAAATACCAAAGCATTATTCTTTAACTGTGGTATTCTGCCTATACCTGATACACCACCCTCTGTAGTAGGTACTACTGTTTCAGCCCAAGGTAGAAACTTATCTTCAACTTCCGAAGAGTGTATGCCAAATATTCTTACTTTAAATCTACCAGCCTGTTGAGGATCATTACCGCTAATAACTCTTGCAACAAACCACCTATTATTGTCGCCATAGTATTCATTCATTAGAAATACTCCGACCAGCAAGTTTACACAGATCTAGAGCAACATTATGTCTTCCACCCGCAACATCTAAACAATGACGTTTAGACATTATTACAAATCGTCCAGATCTCTTCTCATCAATTTTTCCTCCAACAGCATAAGTTATATCATTTTTATATACTTCCAAGGATATTTGATGCCCGACACAAGCTTTTATATTGCTCGTAGAAAACAGTAAACCCGGAACATTTATGCTATATTTGTTTTTCAACAAATGTGCTATAACACTTCTTTTAGTTAATCTCAAAGTTTCATTTCCTAAGGAGTTTTCTTCATCAAATCCATTAACATCATCATAGGGATTGCTGACTACTCTAGTATGTATCCTTGAGTTAAAATCAGTTATTTTAGAAGTGTCTATACCTGAAGGATCTGATATAAACTTTTTATCAAAGGCAATGAAGTTCTGATCTTTCGGCAGTAATTCTGCTTTTATTAAATCGTCATAATATTTGCTCATATCCTGATGATATTGAAAGTCTATTCCCGTAGTTGCATTAATAGATTCATACTTAGACCCCATACCACCTTCTAGTGCTAGGTTTAAAGTATTCTCTAAAAAACCTGATTCTAAGTGTGTTATGTTCGTAGCCTGAGATTCTATATCATTCTTATTAATATTTTCTTGATCATATATGAATGGTTTCATATCATTAAACGATTCAGTTTTAAGAATGGTTTCAAGATCAGTCAAGTAAAAGTTATCATCTATAATAGAGGAATAGAAGAAAAATGGATATCCATTTTCTGTAGACATTTTAGACAATATAGTTTTAATAGCAGTTAGTGGATCTTGATAAGGAACTATGTATCTAAAAGTGTCTTGTACAGATTTGCTGTTGCTTTCATTAATAAGTTTTCTACCAAGTTTATCTTTCACAATATTTTCTATTATTTGTTCACCAGTTCCTGTGTATGCTCTACTAAACCTATTTAAGTCGTTATAGAACTTTATATCTTCAACCAAAGATAGCGATACTATTGAAGAGTAATCATTAGACTTTACACTTTCAGTAATTTCCTCTACAACAAAAGTTTTAGTTATTATATTTGAAGAATGATCTGGAGTTACAAAATTTAATTTTATTCTTTCAGTTCCATTGAGGTCTGCTACTCTGTAAATATCTTGATCGTCTTGAAGAATAATATCTCCTGTCAAATATCCAAACGCCAAATTTTCATAAATATTCATTTCAACAACAATACCAGATCCCGATTGTCTGGAAATTATTAATGGCTCACTGAATCGTTCAGACTCCATTGTAATACTAATTATCTTTAGTTGTTCCGCTGATATTATATCTGCCATATTAACTTCTTAATAATTTCTGAAATTCGCTGTTTACTTGAGATACGACATTAGGTTTAAATATGTTTATTCTACGCAAGGTATCATTAGCTTCGATGAGACGATCCAAATGTGTAACTGGAGTATGGCTCACAAACGCTGTTCTGTTTTCTACACCACCACCAGCAACTATAGTTAAATCAGATTCTTCACCACTTGCATTATTATAGTGATGAGGAGCATTATACTGATTAACATTACTATGTATTATTAAACTTCGAACCAGATCATCATCCCATAGTAACACATTTGGTTGATTACGTTGAGAGTAAATGGTTGTGCTGTTAGGAAGACTGAAACTCGAAAGTGTTGAGGTTGCTGTAGCCTGTGTTCCATTTGCAATATTAGGTTCTGATATAATAACTCTAGGAGCACTTGTATATCCTTCACCACCTATTGTGACTGCTATAGATTGTATCGTCTGTGAGACCACTACATTATTACTATCATCCAAAAAGGTCATAACTGCTTGTGCAGTTGCACCTGATCCACCACCCCCAGATAGGGTTACAGTGGGCGGTGAGGTATAACCAGTGCCACCACTAGTCAGAGATATTGACCTAACATCAATAATAGGCTTTACTGTTATCTGTCCAAGATCATAGTTCTTCTCTATAATCTTTCCTTTGAACACTGTGCCAAACTCATCTGAATTAACTCTGTCAGCAACAAGATCTCCAAGGTAAAACTCTCCATGCATTGCCGCTGTAGATTTTAATATTCTATTAGGATAATATACTTTAGCAAGATCATTTATTTTATAATTGTCCTGAGGCCAACCTTGTATACGCAACTTTTCATTTAACAAAAAGAAAGTCCAATACAAATCAACGTTGCCATATAACTCATATGAAAGAATATCAGGTCTTGATGCGTCATCAATATAATACTCTTCATAAAATGTTGCGTCATCTACTATCTGATCTACGAGATCTATATAAGCAGTTAAGTTTTGAAATGCTGTATCAGAAGTCTCTGTACCGAACTTATAATCAATTATTGGAAAGTTTCTAAAAAATGCCATCTTAAAATCCCGTCCCAAACGTATAGCCATCACCAAGTGCATCGGCTTCTTCTATAATATCTCTTTTGGTCAAAGGTCTTTCTTCAACAAAGTTTAGTGATAGATCTGTTTCTTGGAAGTTACCATCTTTATGAAACGCCATTCCTGTTGCGTTATAGACAACATCAACACCTTGTAAAAAGCATGGCAATATTCTTGTAGCAACTTTTTTCTTATCATAAAACAACTTTATGTTAAACTTACTAGGAAATCTAAGTGCCGCTTCTAGTACATCGTCAGATGTGTCAGGATACATTTCTTCTCTAAAAAACTGAACTATTCTTTTAACTTCTTCTGCTTCTTCTGGAGAAGTTGGTATCATTTTAAATGAAAATCTAAACTGCCTTATACCAATACCTTTTAAAGTAGATCGTCTGTTAGGGTTTATGGCTATACCAGTTTCTGTTTCTATCGCACCTTGTAATTCAGGGCTTATCTTACTTGCTAATCTAAGTCCAGCAACTTGAGCGGCTTCACTTTTCAAACCTTGATTAAAAGCTTCTTGCACAGAAGCAAAATTAGGGAGCATATTTCCAGCCATTGCTTTAGCAATAGCTCCACCAGATCTACCAGCCGATATTGCCTCTGCCGCACCACGACCAATAATGCCAAGATCAATTCCAGTATATTCCACAGTATCTTGGAACTGTAATGCTTGAGGTAAATATAGTGTAGCCTTACGACCAGCACCAATACGTGGTGGAAGGGTTCCTCTTACAGTTTTTTGCACACCCGTAAAAGCTTTTGATTTTGATTTTAATTTATTAGGATCAGCATTTGCATCTACCGTGGCTTGGTTAGCTAGATTGGCACCTTCAACTAACCCATTAAACACTGTCTCAGGTAAAGTTCTATACGCCTCTTGAACTGCTTCAAAAGAAATACGTCCTTTATATCCATCATCTTCTAATGGGAATTTAAAACTGCTTTTAGCCAGTTCTTTACGGCCCGTATCACCATATCGTCTGTAATATGCCATTATTGATCCTTGATAAATATAATAAGTTACTATTATTTATAAGGTATTTATGGCTTACTCAGGAACCTATAAGGTTAAAAATAGATCCAAGTATAAGGGAGCGGCAGATAAAGTAGTCTTTAGGTCTCTTTGGGAAAGAAATGCATTTAAATGGTGCGATGATTGCAGTGAGATTGTGGGATGGTCTTCCGAAGAAGTTGTCATTCCTTACTTCTATGAGGTGGATAAGAAGTACCATAGATACTTCATGGACTTAAAACTCATCTATAAGAATGGTAAAACAGTGCTAGTTGAGATTAAACCAAACAAAGAGACCTCGCCTCCAAAGTTTAATGGCAAGAAGTCTAAGCGTTATATCAATGAAGGTATGACCTATGTAAAGAATATGAATAAGTGGGCGGCGGCTCAGAACTATGCCGCTGATCGTGGTTGGGGATTTCAGATATGGACTGAGAATGAACTTAGTGCCATGGGTATCCTACCTAAACCCAGAAAGAAGATAGTTCCACTAAAACCATTACGTAAACCTAAAAAGAAATAGCATACTCTCCTATCTCAAATACCTCTCTTTAATTATATACACATAATTATGATTCGTCAACCCTTAAAATAGATATAAATAACAACATGGCTAACTTATTTAAGAACTTAGAAATAGAAGCATTCAGAGCGGGTATCACCCCTAGAACAAAAGAGTCTAGGGAATGGTTCCGTAAACGTCTGGCTAGTATGGGTAAGATCAATCAAAAAGAACTTATGACTTCAGACTCAGTGAAGCTTGCTAACAAGCAACTCGTAGGGTCTATGCAGATGTTCTACTATCAAGCAAAGCATAGGGATAAACTTCCATACTTCGATGCCTTTCCTTTAGTGATCGTCCTTGGTCCAGCGGAAAAGGGATTTCTAGGAATGAACTTACATTATCTCCCCCCACCACTGAGAGCAAAGTTCTTGGATGCTCTTATGGATATTACCACTAATCAAAAATATAATGAGTCCACACGCTTTGATGTTACATACGATATGCTGAAGGGTGCCGCTAAATACAAATACTTTAAGCCATGTGTTAAACATTATCTAACAACACAGGTTAGAAGTAAGTTTGCTAGAATACCAGCACCTGAGTGGGAAATCGCAACCTTCTTACCGACTGCTAGTTGGCAGGGTGGTTCTGCTTCGCAAGTGTACAAAGACTCCAAGGGAATGATTTAATGTCTAGTATCGACCAGTTAAAAAGTTTAGTATCCAGAAAAGATGGTGTAGCACGTCCAAACGTGTTCAGAGTAAAGTTACCATCTATCCCCGGCGCTACCTCAGAAGAAGTAAACCTTCTCTGTAAGGACGTTGTACTCCCCGGTAAACAGATTATAACCAATGAACGTAGAATTGGTATGCAGACGCACAAGGTTCCGTATGGATACCAAGTCTCTGATATCTCTATGACGTTTCTAGTGTTAAACGATTATGGTATTAGAAAATACTTTGATGTGTGGCAAAGCATTGCTATAGATCAGGATGGGCAAACCGCTGGATATCTTAGAGGCAGAGAAGGTTATGGAAAGCAGATTGTAATCGAACAGTTGAAAAAAGGTATGTCACTTCCTATATACTCTACACCTCTTGGTCTTCCTAAACTACCTTCAGAGCTACAAAATAGACTGCCCAAGATTGGCCCTATCGATCTTGCTCAAGGCCAGTTCGACTTAGATTGGGTATTGGGAAGCGATGTTGCGTATTCTTGTACGTTGTTCGATGCATTCCCTACCACAATGAACGACATTACCTTAAACAGTGAAATGGATGGTGTAGTAGAATTAAACGTACAAATGTCGTACACAAAATGGATTCCGAATGAAGTTGAATCCACTAGTAATATTGAGAAGTTTTTAATGACTCAAATCGGAACAGCAATAGGAAAGATATTTAATTAAAGGATTGAATTGAAATGGCACTACCTAAACTAAATGATAAACCAAAGTATGAACTTGTTATACCTTCGACACAGCAAAAAGTTAGATTTAGACCTTATCTCGTAAGAGAAGAAAAGGTTTTAATGATGGCAATGGAAAGTGAAGATCAGACACAAATGTTTGAAGCTATTGCTGATACCATTGAAGCCTGTGTTGATGATGAAATAAACAAAACGGCACTGACTAGTTTTGATGTAGAATATATGTTTGTTAAGATTAGATCAAAGTCTGTAGGAGAAAATATAAAACTCACACCTAAGTGTGGAGAATGTGAAGCAGAAAACAAGGTAGAGATCCCACTTGACGATCTAACTATAACTTTACCTGTTACAGATTTGATGATTAAGTTAACTGATGATATAAGCATTAAGATGAAGTATCCATCGTATGTTGAAATATTAGATAAAGAAATTTTGAATGCGGAGTCTGCTACAAAACAAACATTTGGTATGATTTTAAAATGTATTGAATCTGTTATGACTGAAGATGAGAATATGATGTTTAAAGAAGAAACAAATAAATCTCAAATGGATTTTATTGAGTCTTTAAGTTCTACGCAGTTTGATGAGATACGAAAGTTTATTGAAGGAATACCACAAGTAAGTTATGATGCATCATATGAATGTGTTGAATGTAAACATAATAACGAAGTCATGTTGAGAGGCATGAATGATTTTTTTTAGTATCTCTTTCTCATGATAACCTAGTTAACTATTATCAAGTTAACTTCCAGTTGATGCAGAACCATAATTATTCATTAGAAGACGTTGAAAATATGATGCCATGGGAAAGAGAAATATATTTAGCTATGTTAATTGAACAAATAAAAGAACAACAAAGAGAAGCTGAAAGGCAAAGGATGACTAATGGCTGATACGAATTTCAATGATGTTGTTAAAGCAATAAAAGAGCAAAATGCATCACAGTTGGATACTACTAATTCTATAAATGCACTTAATGATACTATGCGAGAACAGTTTAAACTTAAGTCTCGTGGTAAAAAAGATGATGAAGAAGATAGAAAAGAAAGTAAAAAGGCTGGTAGGCAAAGCAAAAGTGGAAGTAGCTCTGGAGTATTAGGATCATTTAAAGATGGTGCTGGATTTGGTGCAGGGTTTGGTATAGCTGGTATGTTAGGTAAAATGGCTGGAGCCGCTGGAAGACTTATAAAGCCTATAGTAATGGCTGGACGTTTGTTACTAGGACCAGTTGGCTTGGCTTTAATGGCGGCTTATGTTCTATTTAGAAACATTGGAGAAAACGAAAACTTTAAAGCTACTCTCGCCATTCTTTCAGAAACATGGACAAAGTTAAAAACAGCATTCACTGATTTAATAAGTGTATTTTCGGGTGCTAGTGAAAATGAAGGGCTAAACACACTCATAGAAAATGTAAAGAATTTTATCCCAAACTTTATAAAAAATGTGCAAGATATTGTACTAGATATAGCGGCAACACTTGCTGAATCTATATCAGGAATAATAGATACGGTCAGAGCGTTAATAGAAGGAGATTTTAAAGGTGCTTTTGACTCAATCTGGAATGTTATTAAAGGTATCGGAGATTTTATAGTAAGAACAGTAGATAATATTATACAAATGTTTTTACCGACAACAGAAGATGGTTTTATTTCCAAGAAGTTTTTTGAGGTTTTAGATATGGTTACAAACATATTTAATAATGTTAAAGCCAAAGTAATAGAAGGTGTAACACTTGTAGGAGATAATATCTTATTGGCTTGGGAAGCAGTCACCAATTTCTTTTCAGACGAATCAATTCGTGGAGCCTTTGCCTATGTTAGGGATGGCATTTGGGATAAGATCACATCTTTTACAACAATGTTAGTGGATGGTTTCAAAGATGCTTTTTCACTATTAACATTTGAAAATCTTGTTGCTGGAGTATTAGGTGCTGGAAAAGGTTTATTAGATATATTATGGTTCCCTATTAATACTGTTATTGATTGGATAAGTAAAAAGTTTGGCTGGAGTGAT